TCGTTGAACGAGAAGAGCACGCTCTACGCGCTGCTCACCGCTTGGCGCGGCAAGTCGTTCACGGCCGAGGAGCTCAAGGCATTCGACCTGTCGAAGGTCGCCGGCAAGCCCGCGTTCATCAACGTCACGCACGCGACCAAGGGCGACCGCACCTACGCGAACCTGACCAGCATCATGCCGATGCCGAAAGGCATGGTGGCCCCGGTGCTCGAGGGCGAGGCGCTCGTTTACTCGACCGACGCCCCGGACGGCGCGATGTACGACAAGCTCCCCACCTGGATGCAGGAAAAGCTGGCCAACCGCGTGATCGACATCCCGAAGGCGGCGCCGAAGGCGGCACCGGCCGCGCCGACCCCCGCGGGCGGCGAGTCATTCGTCGACGACGACCTGAGCTTCTGACCGTGCCTACCGCAAAATTAGGATATCGGGCGGCCGACGGAAAGCGAATCCCGTCGGTAACTACAGTCTTAAAAATAAAGGACCCCGGCGCCTTGATTAACTGGGCCTACAAGACCGGGCGCGAGCACGGCGTGCTCGAGGGGCGGGGTGAGCAATCCCCCGCCGGCCTCTACGAGGGCTCGGACATCCTCGCCATCGGCACGGCGGTCCACGCTATGTGCGAGGCGTGGGTGAAGGGCGGCAATCCGCAGACCGTGCTCACCGAGGCGCTGGACGCGAAGACGGTCGTGGACCGCGATGCGTTCAAGCGTCAGGCGGGGTCGGCGTACTCGGCGTTCGAGTTTTGGTGCAAGGGCACCCAGCTCGAAATCATCGACTGCGAGGTGCAGGTGATATCCGAGGCGCACCGCTATGGCGGTACCTTGGACTTCATCGGCAAGCTCGACGGCAAGCTGGTGCTGGGCGACTTCAAGACATCGAACGGGGTATACCCCGAGATGCTGTGTCAGCTCGCGGCCTACGCCAAGGCCTACGAGGAATGCACCGACAAGAAGATTGACGGCGGGTACCATCTGCTGCGCTTCTCGAAAGAGAACGGCGACTTCGGGCATCACTACTACCCCTCGCTCGACGATGACGCCTGGCCGGCGTTCCTGCACCTGCGTGCTCTGTACGACCTGCACGAGAAGCTCAAAAAGAGGGCCGCATGATGAAGCGCATGAAGCTCGACGACGATGAATGGGACGACCTCATTAACGAACTCGTTGACGAGGACATGGTGAACAACCCGGCCCACTACAAGCTGGTGCTGCCGAACGGCGATGAGGTCGAGGCGATCGACGTCATCCACGCCGCGCTCGGCAGTCTCCAGACGGTGGCTTATTGCCGTGGGGCGGCCATCAAGTACTTGATGCGCGCAGACAAGAAAAAGGCCTACGCGCAGGATCTGCGCAAGGCCGCCTGGTACTGCTCACACGCGGCTGCCATACTTGAAGACCTGAGTCTCGACGACTGACCACCCGCGAGCGGAGCGCACCCCCCTGGAGCGCCGGCCCCATCTCCGCAGCCGGCCACTTACCCGAACTTGCGCCGAAGGTAGTCCATCGAGAGCGGCATCAGGTCGTAGTTGCCGTTCCTGACCTCGTTGAGCACGACGATGCCGCTCCACTCGGAGCGCTGCACATCCTCGGGCCGATACCCCTCGTGGTCGATGTAGAACCGACCGCAGACTAGGCCGTGCTTCACATGGTCCGGGTACTGCTTCGACCCATACAGGAAGCCCTGCTGGTGGCCCTGCACGAAGCTCGAGCCGATGTGCCCGAGGCGGCTCGTGATGGTGCCGCCTATGGGGCGGCCAGAAAACGGGTTCGGGAAATAGTGGCAATACTTGATGCCGTCAATCTCGACGATCTCGAGGAACTTAGGCCGCTCCCAGTCCAAGGTCTGGCAGTTGTGCGAGCCGATGGTGCCCTGCCACTTGGGCTCGCGTGACGCCACGCGATCCGCGCGCGCCTCATGGTTGCCCGGGATGAAGACCTTGCGTGGGTTCCATTGTTTGCGCTTGCCTTGCACACGCCGCGATTGGTCGGCCATCATCGGCGCACAGAGTCGCCGGAATGCCTCGTTCCCGGCCTCAACATCTTCCTGGTAGCGGGTGCCCTCGAGCTCCTGGGAGCCGGGCTCGCTGTGCGAGTTGAGGGACGGGAAGTCCCACCAGTCGCCGATGCAGACGATGACATCCGGCTGGTATTCGACGATGGCGCGGGCGGCCCAGTCGACGTGCTCTGTGCTGGCCCCCGGCTTGATCTGCGCGTCGGGGATGATGAGGTGCCGCTTGGGTGTCATCTAGTGGCCGTGGTGAACGTCTGGAGCGCCTGGTGCAGGATCGCCCCAAAGTTGTCCACGAATACCTCGTTGAACGAGAGCTTGTGGTTCATGGCGTCAAGGAGGGCGTGCGTAAACTCATGGCAGAAGGCATGGCCCAGCTCGGTGTCCCCGAGCTCGTTCCGCAAAGCGATAACATGGGAGGTGGGGTCGAAGATGCCGACCGCATCTTTAGGGAGTTTAAGCCGCCGCCAGCTAACATCCGTCAATATCTTGACGCGCACCTCGTGCCCGTGGATCTGAAACCGGCGCGGGATGCCGAGCTTCTTATATCGGTCTACTTTGCTACCCACCGCTGGAGCTCCCCGAGTCGCTCGGAGTCTCGCTCGCAGGCGGCGAGGTGGTCCGCAAGAGCCGATCCCTCGTCGCTGGGCTCTCCGGCGGCACCATCAGCCGGGACGGGGGCGACACTTGGGCCGGGCACGGGACAGGCGGGGGGGTGGCGCAGCCTGCGAGCAAGCTCGCGCCCACGGCGATCAGCGTCGCCCAGTCTCGACTCGAGGTCACGCTCCACCCCCTCGCGTTTCGCGTTAGCGGCCCGCAGGGCCTCGGTGGCGGCCTCTGCCGCCCTCGCCCTGTCTGCGTGCCACTCTTCCTTGACAGCCGCCGAGCCGGCCTCGTAGCCCGCCCGGTGCGCCGCACGGTAGCCGAACCACCCGGCGGCCGTCAAGGTCACGGCCAGGGCGAGCCCCAGCCAGAGGCGAATCAAGCCGGGTCGGCCTTCTTCTTGGAGAGCACCGACCAGACGGCCGCGACGATGGTCGCGGCGGCTCCGGCGACGGCTGCGACCGTCTCAGCATCGGCAAGACCCTTGCCGACAAGATAACCGCCGACCGCGGCCACGATTGCGCGGACGATGCCCGCGATTTGTTCACCAGTCATAAACACCTCATGCTTCGTTGATGGAGCTCGTCGCTCCGTTGGAGGCCACCAGCGGGAGCCTGGTGGCCGGGATTGGAACGGTCGAGGGCCACCGATAGCCGAGGACGCGCGCGCGATCGAATGTAGCGAGGCTCACGGCGTTGTTTTGGTTGCCGCCCAGCACCATCAACCGCCCCATCTCGTCGGTGCCGGCGACGAAGCCCACATGGCCGCCGCCCTTTCGCTCGAAGACGGCGATGCAGCCGGGGATCGGGTCGGGGATGCTGACCCCAAACTCGAGCCATCCCCGCGCGCGGTACCAGTACTTCGGCGGGACGAGCCCCTCCTTGCGAATCACGGCGGCGACATAGACGCCGCACCACGGCGTCTCGTCATCGCGCCACCACGCCTTGAGCTCAAGGAGCCACCGCGAGATGACCGGCGTTGTCCTCTTTCCAGGCGTCTCGCGCAGGCCAAGGTAGCGCCGCGCGCGGTGCATCCATGTGGGCTCGGTCGTCATTCGCCCGCCAAGAGTCCGGCCGGGAGGCCGTAGGTCGCGCCACCGCGCAGCGCCGGCGAGAGCATCATCTGCCGAAACGGGTTCGTCTGGATGCCGCGCTGTAGGTACTGCTGGAAGGCGGGGTTCTGGTAGAGGCGCGCCCCGCCACGCGCAGCGGCTAAACCGGCAATTCCAAGAGCGGCAGGAGCGTAATAGTCCTCGAGCGATCGGTCGCCTTGATATGCACTATATCCAGCGGCCGCGGCCGCTGGAGCAACAGTCCCGCCAATAGCTTGGATTGCCGCACGCGGAGTAGTGCCAGACTGAGGGAACACATCCCGCATTGTGTTTGCCGATCGAGCGAGCCGCGCGAGGTCAGCATCGCCGCGGTTCATCAGGGCAGCGCCACGCTCACGCTTAACCGAGGTCGCGCGCGCGAGCGCCGGGATCGGGATGTCGCCCGTCTCGGTCGCGCCCATCGACTCCTTGATGCGCTCAAGGTTGCGGTACTGCTTGCGGGCGAGCTTGAGGTCGGCGGCGGCCTCCTTCCCTGCCGACCGCTCCAGGGCGGAGTCGATGGTGCTGCGCAGCTGCTTGGAGACGCCAGCGAGTGCCGGGTTGTTCCCGAGCTCGCGCGCGATGGTGCGGATGCGCTGATAAGCGTTACCCGGGATGGTGTCGCCCGGCTCCAGCTTGCCCAATATGTTATTGAATTGAGCTTGCAGCGGCGCGAGTTTGTCGGGCTCCAGCGTCATGCGCGCCGATTCCTCGATGGCCACGAGCTCGGAGAGCATCCGATCGTCCACCTTGATGCCGGTCTGTCGCGCTACGCGATCCATCACGGAGCCGATGCGATCGTCTGCCTGCGCGAGCACCTGCGGGATGGCCGCGTCGCCCTGCTCGCCGATGAGCTTGAGGGCGGCTCGGTTAAAGGCCGTCTGCTTGGCCTCCTCGCCTTTGCGCATGATGCCGGCTGACAGCGGGTTGTCGATGAAGAAGCGCTGCACGGCGCGAAGGTTCTCTGATCCGGTGCGCGCGGCGACATCCACCGGCACGCCGGCGGCCACAAGGCGCTGGGCGGCTTTCTCCACCTGCGGCCTCTGGACGCTGGTCACGGGCTGCGCGAGGCGCGCGAGGCTGCGCGCGGCGACGTTGCCGGCCAGGCCTCCAACGGCGCCGGTGCCGACATTCAT